TGGCAAAAAGGCACATGCGAAAATATGAATGGTTTAATTAGGCAATATTTACCTAAAGGGATTGATTTAAATCAGGCAGATCAGCATTATTTAAATCAAGTTGCCATGTCACTGAATACTCGTCCTAGAAAGGCGTTAGATTGGCTTACACCATTAGAGAAATTTGCTCAGCTTGTTGATTATCATATGGCTTTTGAAACTGTCGCACCTCATGTTTGAATTCGCCCACCTTCAATTTCTTGATAAAAGCTATCTATAGAATTAGTCAAATTATAACTTTTGTTAATTAAAACTGACTTTTCATTTTGTAAATTTTTTATTTGCTCCATTAATCTATTTTGATCATGAATCAAGGAGAATCTATTGACTAAATCATTTTTATGTTCAACACCACAAGTCGGACAAAAAATTGAAGTAGTCTCAATATTTTCAATAGAATAGTTATAGTCTTGCTCAATCTCTCCAATAGCAACTTGAATAATTTGTAATTCATTATCTATAGCTGCCATTCTGGAAGATATGTTTATATACTCGTTTTTCTTTTCTAAAATTTTTCTTTCAGCCATTACTACTGATCTGGCAGAGTTTTTAATTTTATCTTGAAGATCTATTTGGGGGCTAATAGCTCTTTTAGATCTAAAGTAGTCTGATACTTCATTGGTTTTTAGGATTTCTTTAGAGATATCAAAATTTTTTAATTCATAAAAGTTTTGATTAAGTTTGTTATCGTAGTAATTTTTATTTAATACTCCACATAAATATTTGGAGAGTTCAAACTTGTTATTTTTATCAAATTGTCCAAGGTTGTTAAATGAATTCCAAATTTCATTCCACCCACTCATTTGTTCAATATAAGTAGATGCAAAATAGAAAGCTGGAGGGACTTTAGAAAGTTTTTTTGCTTTAGAATTTTTTAATAAAACATTGAAATTTAAAATAGAATTTAATCTATCTAAATAAGAACCAGTTATTTTTTCATAGGTTGCCCATTGTTCATCATCTTCCTGTAGATGAATAGCTTGAGAATCTCTTTTGACTTTATAAATTTTATTATTAATTGAAAACTCAATTAAAACAACTGTGTCAAGCTCGGGCCAATCTTCTTCGAAACGAACTTCACAACCTAGAGCCCAGAATAAACAATTCAATAATGTAGATTTACCAATTGTATTACCTTTTGTCGTTATCAATGTCCTTGGAAATATCTTTAAAACTCGACCTGACTTTTCTGTTCGAGATACAATAATTATTTTCTGAAATTGAAAAGAGTTGCTGGTATTTTTCATTTCGCAAATTCCTAATTAATATTTTAAAGTTTATTTCATTTCTATTTTGTGAATTGTTCATATACTTTATTTAAGACCTCATAAATAGCTACAGATTGCATCCGATTAAATTCCTTAAATTGCAAATTATCATTAATTATTAAATCGATTTTAGTGATTTCGCGCTGTATTTCATTTAAGTCTAAAATATTAGAAGGAATGGAAATTTTACTTCTCATTTCTTCTAAATATTTAATAATTTCTGGTGATCTATTTACTAAGAGATATGTATAATAATTATTAATTAAATTAATTCTTATAGGGGTAAGTAAATCATCTCCTGAAAGTTTATTTATATAATTTTCAATAAATTTTTTTAAATTTTCAGATAGATCAAGCGATATATGTGTCGCGAGTATTTTTTTTACTTCTTCGCTGTTCAAACCTCTTTTTTGAACACATTCATTCCATTGGTCAAAAGGGATTTTATATTCATATTTAATTTTTAAATCATCCCACAGTACTCGATAAATACTCGATATATCCGATCGAACATCGCCATGCTTCGATTGAATAAATTCAGCAATCTTTCCTTTAGCACTTAATTGTGACGAAGGAAAAGGTAACTCAGACTTCTGAAAGCATAAAATATTTTGATATATGGGATCAACAATCTTTAGTTCATTTGTTAACCTATCTAAAATATCTTTAATTTCATTTTCTTCTAAATTAGTAAAATGGCATTGATCCCCTAAAATTTTAATTTTCGTTTTGAAATTAATATCACTAATAGTTAAAAGACATAATTTTTTAACATTTTTTTTAAATAATTTATTTTCAACGCCTAAAATCATTTTTCCAATTATAGAGTTGCCACCAACTTCATACTTGCAGAGATTATCTATTGTAAAATTAGCTTCAGTAGTTTTGATTTGATAAAACTCAAATTCGACATCATCGTGTAGATGAGTGGAGTTGGAGCAAATAACATCCTCATGATACTCAACAAAAATTACGAACTCTTCTTCTTTCAATAATTTTTCTAATAAATAGACTATTGCCCAATCAGCTTGATAATGGAATCTTAATTGAGTATCTAGTCCGTTATTTTCTCTTTCTTTTTCATTTAATATATTTTTATTAGCCATTTAAGTCCTCAAACGTTTCTAGATTACCCGAAGACTTTTACAACCCATTTACTTCCTTTATGAAGTGTAAGATCTTTTCATGTCATTTAGGGTTTAAGGGTTCTAAATACCTATCGTTGCTTTTTGTATTCAATTTCTTGAAGGTTGCTTTCGTATTACTCGTCGCATACAACGATAACCAAATCACCTGTTTTAAATCACTTATTTGAAAGTCAGGATTTACATACTTTAACATTTGGTTTGAGTTCTGAAAACATCCATTATTAAATAATATTTAAACTATAATTATTTTGTCATCTTTAGAGTTAATATAGTTGGAGCGAATTCTGTCTTAGTCCAATATTTTCATCTATTAATAAATTATATAAGACTCATCTCATACTGAAAATTGATATAGGAAATTTAGCCACTAAAGAGGGTGGTGTTGTAGCAGAATATAAAGTATTTTTAATATCCATTTTAACCAGTCAAAATTAATCTATAGACAATAAAAAACCACCTAACTCTTTCGAATTAAGTGGTCTTTAAATTTTGGAGCGGGAAACGAGACTCGAACTCGCGACCCCAACCTTGGCAAGGTTATAATATTTTAAATAAATCAATTGCTTAAAATTGAGTGGTGGCGCAGTGGTGGCAGGACAATTTATTGTAATAAAATATTTAAATTACCTACATTTTGTTTAAAATAATTCTTATTCATTGGTATCTAAATTTAACATGAAAAAATTTAAAATTATATGCACCCTAATTTTTAGCTTTTTATTTTTTTTAAGTTGCTCAATTTTCTTTAAGCATCAATTTAATATTGATGGTGATTATCTTTCTGCTTTTTCAACAATTGTTGCTGCTACTGCTGCATTTTATTTTTATACCGATTGGAAGGATGAGCATAAATTCAATCTATTGAAACAGCATCAGGACTATTTAAAGATCAAAGGGGCAAAATTGCTTGATCATTTTAGAAAATCTCAGGTGTTGTTTGCCACGATTGAAGGTTCTACTGTGCAAGAAGGTGAAAAGAAGTGGATTGATGCTTGTGTTGAAATTAGATTGTTCTCATCAGAATTAACAAATATTCAAAAATCCCTCCTAGAATATAAAAGTTGTCTTTCCACTTTTGACTCAAATGAAATTTTGGAAAAACATAGGGATAGGTTGGAGAAATACAGTACTAGAATTTCGCAAATTAATGATGAGTTTGTATCTAAACTTCCATTTTATACTATAAGTACAAGTCCGCAGTGTTCAGATGTTTTGGAAAGTTGGAGGGATTCCATAATAAAGTTTGATTTTTTTTGTTCTGTAGAAATGTCTGATTTTTATTTTAAATACTTAAAAACAAAATAAATAAAGGGGCATAAAGCCCCTTGTTAGTTTTTGCGTCTTGCTTGCCTTTGGGCTTTAGCCTTATTTAGATTATCTAAAATTGGCATGACAGTAGCGGGACTATAAAGGTGCTTCCCATCACCGCCAAGATTAAACGCTCTTAATTCATCAATAATGGTTTTTCTTGATAAATTGTACCGTTCCATTAACCATGAAGCCGGCACACGGTTTGGTATTTCCTCCGCTTTAATTTCTAAAACCTTACCGATGTTTGGTACATCGTCATGTATAAAAATTTGAGGCGGTTTTTCAGATTCAACTACAACAATATATTTACCCATCTTTATACACCTTATGTTCTAGCAATGTTCTCAGGAGTAATCACAGAGGGTCAGCAATGCGATTACACCTGTAGAACATTGCTAAGAATGTTCAATAGAAATATTTAAAAAGGTATGTCTTCCAAATGCTCTGTTTTAATAACTGGGTCAGGAATATGAAGGGTGCAACTTGATACCAAAACATGAAATTCTTCACCAGGATTAAGTTTCGCCAATCGATGTGCTTCATGTTCAGCACTCGCATAACTTTCATGTTTATAAGTAGGATTGCCGCGGCCCTCGCTCCAAACTAAATAAAATGGTTTCATGACTGTTCAGCTCCTTCTATTAGTTTCTCTTTGGCAAACAAAGCTTCTGCACCATCTTCAGTAAAACCGATATCTATTAAGAAAAAACCATGTGGTGCAATCGGATCCCATTTAGATAAATCCGATGAGTCCATAATTTCCAAAAATTGATCATCAGAAACACTTCCTTCTAAATAAAGTCGAGTAGTGACAATATTGAAGTGCTCCTTTAGTTGATCCCAATCGCCTTGACTTAACCATTCTTGATCAGCATGATTGTCATCTAGATATTTAAGAAATTCAGGATGTACCCAACAACCCATTTCATCCCGGATGATCTCAGTTGGTTTTAATTGATTAATCATCCTTCAGCTCCCGATTCGCTATTACATTTATTAAAGTGAAGTCTTAAGATTTCCGTTCCTACTTCATATTTTGTAAACTCATCCTTTTTGTGGTGTTCTTCGGTAACAACTTCATCAACTGTATACCCAGCTGATGCGATAACAACCCCATAGCAAAGTTCATAAAATTCACCATCTTCAGCAACATGATGGCCATCTGCGACTTTATCTCTATACCAATCAAGACTAGCCTCAGCTTCTTTTTGAGCTTCGTTTAAAGAGTCGTGATATTTAAAGCCATCGCCGTTAAAATCATGGCTAAAGTATTTTTGCGGTCGTACCGCCTGAGCTTTGGCTCTTGCTAACCATGCCGTTTCACTTGTATAAAAATCTGTTTCAAATTCAGGACTAAGATCTCTATAAAACTTGTACGCAATTGGGTCATTATTCTTGTACCAATTTTCATGAGCCAATTTTTCTTCATCTTCATTAAACATCGCTAAGCCCTCAAATATTCTTCTTTAGTCCACTCAACAAACTCTTTATAAAGTTGTTGTGCTGGTTTATTTAAACGGTTGTTGTAGTCGATCGTTATGCGGCGCCAAGCGACTGGTACCGCATAATGCTTGGTTAGAAACATTGCTTGATCAATGCCTTGCCGGACTATTACGTAGCCCAGCAATTGCAAGTAGTACATAAAACCAAGCATGTGTTTTTGGCTCACTTTCTTGTACTGATCTTTCATATTAGAAACCGTCTCCTAATAAATAATCAGGCTCAGCCTCTTGAAGTGGCGTAGATGTAGGGTTCTCTAATTCAAAGCGGCGTTTTCTCACATACCCCATTAGCTTCGGTTGAATCTGCGGATCTCGTGCAGCCACATCTATTTCCAGCGCATCCAATGTTGTGAGGTCTGGTGCGTTCTGGATCTGAACCATTAAAGATGGTGGCTCATTCGTAGATGCCTGTTCTTTTTCTAGCTCTTCAAGACGTTTGTGAGTGGCGAGAAGGATAGGCTTCATTTGTTCGTCATCCCATGTGCGGGTATAACGATAAACCGCATTTACTTCTGCAGGTGTTTTTGACTCTTTTACACGCTGTAGAAGAGTATCTAGGGTTTGCTGATATTCTGGATCTACTTTAGGCTCGTTAGTTTCTGGAACTAACAGATCCTCAGATGTGGTGACATTTGTTTGTTCGGTAATAACAATTGTTGGTTGAATTTCTGCAGAAATAACTTCAATAGGCTTTTCTGCTTTTGATTTCTTGCCACGCTGTTTCTTTTTTTCATCACCTAAGCGAATAACACTTAAATCGTCACTAACTTCAAAACCTAACGCTTTGGACAGTGCTTTTAATTGAAGCTTGGCGTTTTCTGCATCACGTTGAACGAAGCCACTGTTAATAGAATCAATTAATGCGTTAGTTTTGAAATCTAAAACATAAACCGTAGGTGAATATGTACTGATTACAAAAACTTCCTGACCGTCTTCATACTCATCAATAGTTAATGGCTTTGTGAATGTAATGCCAGCCAGTTCAATAGTTTCGATTTTGATGCAGAATTCAAAACCCGGTTTGCCAAAAACAGAAGCGGGGAATTGATCTAAATCGGCAAAGTCCAACATGTCTCCGGCTGGACGACATAGAACAGTTTTACCGTTTTGAAGAGCTGCAAATGCTTCAGCTGCAGTTAGTAAGTTAGACATAAATAGCTCTCCTTTTAGTGATGTAACGACTGTTGTTGCTGAACTTGCTGAGGATTGTTTTTAGGTGCCCAACCCATCTGATCGGCACGTGCTTGGCATGCTCTATTGATACCCGCCTCATACGTAGTACCTTTAAACTTCTTAATCGCAGCATTTAAGATGTTGGTGTCTGGTGCATCTTTAATTGCTTTTAATGCATCTTGATATAGTTGGTCCTGAGTACGAGGCGGCTTCTGGTTACCACCCTGAGCGATTGTCTGATTATTTTGATTTGTATTTTGACCTGCTGGGGTAGAGGCATTTTGCTCTAGATAGGCATAGTCATAGTTGTATAGATATTTACTTCCATCAAAATTACCGAGGTAGACATCAGCTGCCACACCAATAGCTTTAAACGCTACACCAAGAGCATCAGTAACGGCCTTTTTATAACCTTCATCAATCGCTACTAATTTGCCTTTTTGAACTTCAACAATTGCTGAACCGCCGTTGCCGAAAAATTCCTCACCCCAAACACCATCAATCTTGGTTTTTACTGCTACTTCAGCAAAAGCCATAATGGTTCCATCTGGCGCAGTTTCGGACCACAAACGCACATGTCTATAAGTCCAGCCATGACCAACAGGTCCAAAGGCCTGAGTCATAGCCATTAATCGCCATTGAGGGTTAATATCTGATTTACCTTTTAAATAACCAAACTCAATTTTTTTAAGAAAATTGGTAGGCGTTTGCTTAACTGCATTCCAGATATGTAAGTTGTCTTTTGAGTTTTCAGTTGTCATTTTTCTTATCCTCATCTAGAGCCGGTGAAGCCGCGTTTTTGCTTGTAAGCTTTGCGGACATAAGTAGGGATGTTTGTTTCACGCAGTTTTATAGCGAGCTGCTTTCTGCGCTGAAAATCGATTTCTTGGGTGAGTTCATTCCAAACTTTTGGATAAGAAGTTTGGAACCTGAACACATTTAAAGGCGTCTTAACTCCGTCTTTAACTTTGTAAAGAACTGAGCCATTAGCATTAGATGCGTACACTTGCCAGCCAATACGAACAGAGTAGAGGCCCTTATCATCACGGCCTAAAAATGACTTGTAGCCGTCGGGGTGCTTTTTGAAATGAGTCATCTTTAAGCCTCCACCAACTTGTTACGTTCGATGAAGCCTTTTAGAAGGTCATTGATGTTGCGGATGTCTTCAAATTCGGTGAAATCGTTATATGACTTACCGTTAATGTCAGTGATTTCATTCACAGTGAGTTGGGTAATATCGACAGCGGTGAATTCAGAACCCGGAACGCCGTAGCTGTCTGGATGAGCTTCAAAATCAAAGCTAACGTTTAAACGGAAGCTATCTAATTTAATTACAGCAACGCCAGAATGTTTACCTGTGATTTTTGCGGTTAAAACCCCGTAAGTACTTGGTTGCGTTTTTGGAGTAAATAGAGAAGGAGCTTCTTTTGTTTGGAAAGCTGGCTGCAATTGGCAAGCAACTAAAGAACCACCAGAGATTGCAAGTGCAGCCATGCTGACAAATGCAAATGAGTTGAATGAATTTACTTTTACGTTCATAATTGATCTCGCAGTTTGCAAAAGCACATCGAGAGGTAGGAGGTTCGGTGTGCTTTTTTGTTGTCTACGAGATAAAATTATCAAAAGATAATTTACTTAGCAATAGCAATTGATAAATTAATTTATCATTTTTGATAATTGCATGATTATTAAGGCAATAAAAAAGCCTGATAATTTATCAGGCTGATAATGTAATTTTTTATATTTTTTATACTTCTCCACATCTCCAGCGTACTAAACCTTTAATTTGAATGGCATCTAAATCTTCCTTTTCAATATGCTCATCTGGAAAGGTTTCTTTGTCGGGATTATCACTAACAATTCTTAAGCCGCCGTTGGTTTTTCTAAAAAGTCTTTTTATTCTCAACTCTTTATTTGCAACAAAAGCATAAATTTTATCACTAATTACTTGATCAATCGTTTTTACTCGTAGGTCTGTAAGAATAGCATCCGTATGATTGATAGTTGGCTCCATACTTCTACCATCACCGGTAATAATTCCTGTATCTTCATGGCTTAAGGAAAGTCCACATTTACGGATAAAGCTTTCTTTAAAGACCAACCCGCCTTTAATTAATTCATCTTCATTTGTATAGCCATTACCACATGCAGCTTTAATGTCATACATCGGAATAATTACATAGTCACCTGAATCATCAAGGTTTGAAGCAGGTCGAATAACACCATTCTCAATTTTACTTTTACCAAACGGACTTGATTCATCAAGTAGGTCGAGAAAATTTGCCTCTAAATTTAACTCTTTTTCAATCTGCCGTGCTTTCGCCTCACTAACACCTCGTGAACCTTTTTGATCAGGCTCCATAAGCATTTGAGAGAGATAGGTTTTGTCGATGCCTACAGCAACCGCGAAGTCTTCTTGACGCTCGTAAATTTTGTCAGAAAGTAACTGGTCAATTAGCTTACGCAAGTTCTTACGACGTATTTCTTTAAGATTCATGGACACAACATTCATAAGCCAACTAATTATCAAATGATAACAATAAGGGATAAATTTTGCTAATTATCCTATTGCAATTAAAATTATCAAAAGATAAACTCAAGTGATAAATTAATTATCAATAGGTTTATCAATGGAAGTGGAAGTATCAACCAAATCACTTGCTGATTACCTTAATTCTTTGCCTAACAAAGAAGCTAAAGAGAAGTTTGCAAAAAAATGCGGATCAACTCTTGGATATTTGCGTCTAGTCGTAAACAAATTTCGTTTTTGTAGCGCAACTTTGGCAATTGCCTTAGACCGAGAAAGCCACGGAAAAGTTAGCTGCGATGAATTATGCCCAAATGCTGACTTTGAATATGTAAGACGTAGCACAAAACCCAAGCGTACCGCATAGGAACAATTATTCACTTACGCCTTATGTGCGTATACGTGAAATTTAAAGAGGTATTCACATATGAGTGAAATTCACTTAAGCCCAGAGGCTAAAACGGCAATTTACAAAATTGTTCACCAATCGCAAGGTATTTCACCGCAAGAAATTGCAGACGTTCTAGGCGATTCATACAAGAGCGTTCTTAACTACGCAAACCCAAATATGGAAACGCATTTCCCAAGTATCAAAAAACTTGAGGCAATGATTCAGTTTACTCGCAACCCTGCATTAGTTAAGGCGTGGGCGCATATGCTTGGATTTGTATTAGTTCCAGCAAGTCAAGCCGATGAAAAAGCCCATGAAGTAAGCATTGTTGAAACGTTGCTACATATAAACATCAACAATGGCCAAGCTAATCAGCAGGTTCACAAGGTTTTAGAGGATGGGGTGGTAACACCAGCGGAATTAGCCGATACCGAAGAAATCTTAGAGCAAATGGAAAACCACATTCACCAGCTTCGTGAAGCACTTAAATCAGAAGCAGCAATCTACATTTCAAAATCACAAAAAGAAAAAGCTTGATCGGCGAAATCAAGCTTTCAGGTGATTCATTAATTTCAAGGGTCAATGAATATGCAAACTAATTTAGCAAACCAAACAGCTAAAGGCAATCTGCAAGAGCAGAAACGTCAGCAAAGTTACCAGTCGTGGCATGAACCGGCTTTAAAAACTTTGTCGGATTTGTTGGAAGGGCGAAAAGCGAACTTAAAAAAGCGTAACCATGACGTAAATCAAGCGGCAGTTACACGTGATGAGTTTATGCAAGGTCTGGTCGATGAGCATGGTGTGCATGGCATAAATCTCAACCATGCGGGCGTAATTATATCGAGTCTTTATAGAGCTAAGCGGATCCGCTATTTGGGCTCTTTCATTCAAGTGAATGAAGAGGGGGATAAATGAGCTTAGACGCTACTGTGTGGGCTTGGAAAAAGAAATTCACTCAGGAAAAGGGTGGTTCCTCTCCAGCTCTAAAAAAATTAGTGCTGCTTTCAATGGCTGATCGTGCGGATGAGCAACACTGCTGTTATCCGAGTTCTACACGCTTGGCTGAAGATTGTCAGATTAATAAAAAAACCCTTTTTAAGATTCTGGATGAACTCAGTTCTGAGGGTTTAATTTTCGATACTGGTGAAAGAAAAGGTCGAACAAAGCAGGTAATTGTCTATCGTTTAATTGGTGTGCAAGGTCGAGAAAATACAGTACCAACATTGGAACAGTTAGGCTCGGAAAGCCTTGATACACAAGGGGAAGGTTCTCAAACAGTACCAACATTGGAACAGTACCAACATTTCCAGCAAACAGTACCAACAATTCCACCAAACAGTACCAACGTTGGTACACGGAATCTATCAAGTAATCTTTCAGATGAATCTAAAAATAAAAAAACTTGGCTTTGTTTTAAAAAACTTCGTGAAGAAATTCTTTTGGCAACTGATCAGGAAACTTACGAGCAGATCAAAAACGCGACTTGGTTCGATCGAGAGTTACGAGCATTTGAACTCTACAACGCCGAGAAGAATCTTTGCGATGAACTCATGAATTACCACTTTGCAGATTGGTTAATCAACGCATGTGGAAAATACCAAGCACGTGAACAATCTAAAAAACCAAATTCTGGAACGCAGGTCCGAGTCCCGCAGGGAGAATCAAATACTCTTAGTTCAAAACAGATTTACTCATTTGCTCAAAAACTTTCTGTACATCCTGAGTTTGCAAGCAAATACGCTGAAGGTAACGAGAGCTATGAACAACTTGCTGCACGTATCGCAGTAAAACTCGCAGATCCTGAGCAACAACAAAAATGGATGCCTTACCTCATTCAAGTTGGATTTCAACAAGGCAAAGGAGCAGCAGCATGAATAAATTCGAGATTTTAGCGTGGGGGTTACTCATTTCATGTTTTACCGCAGCTATTAGCGGTGCGGTGGTTTTGTGGTGGTTGGCGCGTAAAGAACATGATGAGGTGAAATGATGATTAAGGCTGAAGTTGTTGTTGATGGCGACTGGTTGAAAATTGGTAATCGCAGTATCCGTATGAACCAATATCTTGATTGGGTTGTTCTATTAGACGGGGTAGCAGAAAAACAATTTCGCTTACTTGAAGACGCTATCAAACATTGTTTGGAACAAAAATATGATTGGTCTGTAATTCCTGCACATGTCAACTTTATGGCAACAGATGAGGATGGGATGGCATGTGGTTGGTTGGTTGAGCCTCATATTGTTGGTAATGCATGGCGAAACCAATCTCATCTTTCAGCGTTTTTTAACTTAACGAAACGCCAAAACCCCTTCAGAGGTGATTGGAAAGACTCACTTGAGAAACGTCCTGAATATGTAGAGCCAGTGCTTAAGGATGGTGAAAAATGAGTCATTTTCATGATGTGCAAACTATTCAGGTTGATAAAGACAAGCAGGTTATTCAATTCACACGCAAGCGTGAAATTAGTGAATGTGATCATGGCCATATCCAAATTTCTGAAGAAGACAGTGAAGTTTTATGCACTGACTGCAACACGAAATTAAACCCTGTTTTATGGATAGCAAAATATTTAAAAGATCTTAATCAAGTTACTCAGCGCAATAACAGAATGCTGGCAGAGGTCCGTGAAATACAGGCAAAGCTTGAAAAGAAAAATAAGTTTATGTGCAAACACTGCCATGAAGTAAACACTATTGATTTTAAGAAGCTTCCTTCACAAGCAGCTGTAGTGCGCGGTATGGCCGTAATTGATCAAGAGTTTGACGGTATGAAAGTGGAGCATAGCCGATGAAGTTAACTAAACAGCAACGTGCTGAGCTAAAACAAAAGTTTGGTGGACATTGCGCTTACTGTGGTGAGTTGCTTGGCGATAAATGGCATGCAGACCATATCGAAGCAGTGAGACGAGATTTAATTCATGTTGGTGGCGGTAAGTTAATTACGGGTGAAATGACTAGACCGCAAAACGACACTTTAGAAAACATGAACCCTGCATGTGTTCCTTGCAATACAAACAAATCGTCTATGCCGCTGGAAGGGTGGCGAAAAATGCTTACACATTACCGTGATGTGCAGTTACTACGCGATAGCACACATGCCCGCCATTTACTTCGTTTTGGTTTGATTGAAATTAAGACAAAACCTGTGACGTTCTTCTTTGAGAATTATAAAGGAGCCAGTCATGAATAAACCATTAGAAACTTTTGATATAGACGCAGCAAAGGCTCGCTACGAAAAATTACGAGGCCGATATAACCGGAGTGGGCTATCTAATACTGATTACAACGAGCTACTTCAATTAGAAAAGGCACTTGACCAAGCGAAGAAGTTTAATGCGGAGGGCGCAAAAAATGGACAGTAGATGGATTGAAGCGCAACGCCGTGAAATGGAAAAGCTTATTTCACCAGAGCTAATCAAGTCGAGGGATTTAGCACGTCAAAGTTACTTCGATCATATGGAAAAAGAAATGGCTGACCACGTATCACGCTCAATTGAACCACTCAGCGGTAAAAAGCAAAGCACTCTGGTTGAACTAAGGGAGTCAATTGAAAAACTGGCTCAGAAGTATAAACAAGATGCTCATTCTTCCAGCCTTTTTGGTGATCAGGATAAAGCGCGAGTTTATAACTGCTTTGCTAATCAATTGGACCATTTGCTGAAAGGTGGTGCTTGATGTCATCAGTCAGCATTGCTGAATACCGTAAGTTATTTCCTATTAAGAAAAATAAAAAGCGGCGTTCAGCAAAGCAAATTGCCAGACAACCAAGTGTGGGTGAAATGGTTCTGGCAACGCATTTAAGAGCATGCAAGATCGGTTTTGAACAGGAATATAAGTTCCATCCTGAACGTAAATGGAGAGCAGATTTTTTAATTACGGGTACAAAGATTTTGATTGAGGTTGAAGGCGGGATCTGGAGCGGAGGTCGTCACATAAGAGGCAAGGGCTATATAGGGGATATGGAGAAATACAACTCCGCAGCAATGATGGGTTTTACAGTTTTACGGTTCAG